ATCGGAAAACTGAATATTTCAAACTTCTCCGGATTTTCTGTTGGCGTAAAGAATCTTTCTTCTGCCATGCAGGGGTTGAAAGATGTGAAACTGCCGGATTACACAAGGCTTGCTAAAGGTATCGAAAGACTTTCCACACTGGATTCCGGAACCATCATGCAGGCGGGAACAGCCATAGGAGAGCTGGGACGGTCATTGAGGGTTCTGGATAACGTGAATGTGTCGGACAATGCAAAGCAGATTGCAGAACTGGCGAAAGGAATTTCACAGCTTGGATATAAAAGTTCCACTCAGGCCGTGACAAACATCCCAAAACTGGCGGCGGCAATGAAAGACCTCATGGCAACGCTGTCCGGAGCACCGAAGGTAAGCCAAAACCTTATTGACATGACAAACGCTTTGGCAAAACTGGCCAGAACGGGAGCGAGCAGTGGAAGGGCGGCATCTTCCGTCGCAAAGAGCCTTGACGCATACACGGCATCCACGAGCAGGGCAAGTAAGGGTTCTTTTAGTTTGGCGGGTGCAATCGGAAAACTGTACGCTACATACTGGCTGTCGCTCCGAGCGTTTAGATGGCTTGGAGAAGCAATCAATATATCCGCAGACCTGACGGAAGTACAGAACGTGGTCAATGTCACCTTTGGCGAGTACAAGCGTCTTGTGGAAGAAATGTCCAAGACTTCCATTGTGGACTTTGGTATGTCTGAATTGACCGTGAAGCAGGTTGCCAGCCGGTTTCAGGCTATGGGTTCGGCTATGGGCTTTGCACAAGGCGAGATGGCGGATATGTCCATTGAACTCACGAAACTCACGGCGGATATGGCTTCTTTCTACAACGTGGAGCAGGATGCAGTAGCAGAAGATCTGGCGGCAATATTTACTGGAGAGACACGACCGCTGAGAACCTATGGTTTAGATCTTACGCAGGCTACTTTGCAGGAATGGGCGTTAAAGCAAGGCATGGACGCAAATATCCAGTCCATGTCACAGATGGAAAAAGCGACGCTTCGATATCAGTACGTGCTTGCAAATACCGGTGCGGCACAGGGGGATTTCGCCGCCACGATGGGAACTTGGAGCAATCAGGTGCGCATCCTGAAACAGCAATTTCAGCAGTTAGGCGCAGTGGTGGGCGGAACCCTTATCAACGCATTTAAACCGCTTGTAAAAGCCCTGAACAGCGTTATGGGGCATATTATAGCTTTTGCCGAAACCGTATCAAACGCACTTGGGAAAATCTTCGGGTGGAAGTTTGAAGTAGGCGGCGGTGGCGTCACCAATGACCTTGAAACAGGTGCAGGCGCGGCGGATGACATAGCCGGTGGCATGAATGATGCGGCAAAAGCAGCAAAGAAACTCCGTGATTACACGCTTGGCATTGATGAGCTGAATATCATCAGCCCAGATACCGGCGATTCCGGATCCGGCGGATCTGGCAGTGGATCAGGCGCAGGCGGTGGCGGCGGCGCATCTGGGGGGCAGTGGACACGCACGGAATCCCTTTTTGAGGATTACGAGAGTGAGATTGACACACTGTACAAACTGGGCGAGTATATCGGAAATGCGCTTTCGGAAGCAATGGAATCTATTGAATGGAATTCTGTGTATGAAAAGGCGCGCAATTTCGGGACCGGATTGGCAGATTTCTTAAATGGGCTTATAAGCCCGCGCTTATTTGGGAATGTTGGAAAGACTATTGCTGGCTCTTTGAACACAGTGTTAGAGGCACTTAACTCGTTTGGAAAAACATTTGAATGGCACGAGTTTGGCGAATCGCTTGCCAGAGGCGCGATAGAGTTTTTTAAGACATGGAACGCGGGGCTTACTGCCGAAACATTGAGTACATTTGCGACTGGGCTACTGGAAGCTGTTACAGGGGCAATTGAAGAACTCGGAAATGGCAATTTTTTCGAAGAAATAGGACAAAAGCTGGTAGATTTTATATGTGGAATTGATTGGTTTGGCCTTGCATGGGATTTACACAATTTCTTTGAAGCTGCAGCAAATGCCCTAGGTGAGTTTCCAATGGATTTTGCGCGCGGAATTGCCGAAGGAATTTTATCAAAGATACTCGGTGTAAATGATATAGAAATAGAGCTTCCAGAATGGGCAAACAATCTGGGAAAATACTTGCTCGCATCCCCAGTTAATGCCGCGAGCATGCTCTCGTTCCTTCCAGATCCGGCCATTGTAGCGGAAAAGCTTGTTGAAATAGCGACTACGGTTGAGCAATGGGTTGCTAACATAATGTCGTGGTTCACCATTGAAAAATGGCAAGAAGTATTTAGTGGAATCTATCAAGCCTTTTTGTTTATGTGGGATGGATTGGTGATTTGGTGGAATGAAAGTGGAATTGTTCTGTGGTGGGAAGAAAATGTTATCCCCTGGTTTACTATTGAAAAATGGACAGAGCTTTTTCAAAGCATTTCAACATCGTTAAAAACAGTTTGGGATAACACTGTGAAAAAATGGGTTACAGACATAACAACTTGGTGGAAGGTAAATGTTGCCCCGTGGTTCACTATCGTTAGGTGGACTGAGATGCTTAATTCCATTCCGGAGGCGTTCAAGCAGGCGTTTAAAACAGCCGCTAACACGGCGATAGAGTTCTTGAATAACGTGATAGGCGGAGTGGAGGGGCTTGTTAATGCGGCAATCGACGGATTACGGAGACTAGCAGAAACAATAAGCAAAATACCGGGAGTAAGCATTGAATTTTCAGTGCCAAACATTTCATTGCCAAGAATCCCATACTTTTACAAAGGTGGATTCCCCCAAAGCGCAAGCCTGTTCTGGGCCGGTGAATATGGGGTTCCAGAAATCGTCGGTACGGTCGGAGGAAGAAACGCAGTGGCCGGTGGAGCAGAAATCACAGGCATTGCGGATGCGGTATACAGTACGGGCCAGACGGAAGCATCCCTTTTGCAGACAGCAGTTGGACTCTTGCAGATTATTGCGGAGAAGGAGTTTGGAGTAGAAATAGACGGAAGAGAAATGGTTTTGGCAATGGATGAAAGAAGAGGAAGAAATGGCTATAGTTTTTCTTCATAAGTGCATGATATAAGGCGCCTGCCCTAGTGGGCGCCTTTTTAATGGGGTGATCAAAATGGCATTATCAGCATTTTTAAACGTAAATGGTTATAATTTCCCGTGCCCGCGAGTGGGTTTTCAATACATTATCACAACAGCGGTAAATGCAGGCAGAAACGCAAACGGGGCCGTTATAGGCCAACGGGTCGGAAGAGACATGTTCAAACTGAACACTATGGAGTGGGCGGGATTAGAGCCGGATGTATGGAGGATGATGCTTCGAGCTGTCGAACCTTTTTACGTCCCGGTCACTTTTGAGGATTATCGGACAGGAAACCCGATCACGATAATGATGTATCCGGGTGACAGGACAGGAACGCCGCTTTTTGCAGATCGCAACTCTCACTTGGTTACAAAATACGAAAACTGCAAATTTAATCTGATTGACTGCGGATGGGAGTGATATTATGCAAAACGCAAGTAAAGCATATAAAGAGGCCATGCGCGGCATGTTGCGGGATCGCGGGTACATAAAGGCCGTATTGGGGGTTATTAATCTGGATGCGCAGCGCAATGTGTCTGCGGACTATGACCAGAACGAATTTACAGAGTACTCTGACACTCAAAAACCCTTTGACGATTATACGGTTGACAGGGAATACGCTACGTTGGAGGAAAATTTTACGCGGCTGGATGGCTCTATGTATTTTCTGCCCAAGACAGGCCCATACTACAATAATGGTCTTGTTACAAAGGCACTTCTTGGAAGCATATACATAGGCTTTCAAGGGCTTGTAGGGCTTGACATAAAAGGCCTTACGATAGACTTCAGCGAGTGTTATCCTGTGGACTTTACAATCCAGAACGACACAGTAACGCGGACATATACAGGAAATACAAGGCGGAACTTTGTGACCGAGGATGTGTTTGACGGCACATCTTTTTTTATTATCACGCCTACAAAAATGGTTAATGGGCAGGGGAGACTCCGGATATACCAGTTTTTTTGTGGAATAGTGAATACCTTCACCAATAAAGAGGTAAAAAACTATTCCCAAAAAGAGTACGTGTCCTCCATATCAGAAACAGTACCGAGCATGGACATGAGCTTAACCGTTGACAATCAGGATCTGTATTATAGCCCCGACAATCCGGAAAGCACGCTGGCCTATTTTGAAGTGGGTCAAGAAATCAAGGTGTCCTTTGGTTATGATGTGGCGGGCAACGGTGATATTGAATGGCTCCCTGAAACAACAGCATACCTGAAAAAATGGTCGGCAACCGATACAGAGGCGAAGTTTACCGCTACGGACAGATTTGACTACTTGACGGGTAAATATTACAAGGGGGCTTACCAGGAAAACGGAATCAGCCTGTATGATTTGGCGGTGGATGTGCTTGAGGATGCGGGGATCGCGGACGAAAGAGAGTACATAATTGACCCTTATTTGAAAAATGTAATTGTGCATAATCCTATGCCTGCCGTAAAACATTCAGAAGCATTGCAAATAATTGCGAACGCCGGGAGGTGTGCGTTATACGAAGATAGGCGTTCGCGGATTCATATGCGGGCGTCGTTTGTGCCTGATATGATTGCGACAGCGAACAATCAAACCGAATATAGCCATGTGGAACACATCCTAAAGGACGATAAGAAAGATGC